AATAGTTAGTGAATAGTTAGTGAATAGTTAGTGAATAATTAATAATAATTTAAATTATTAATTATTGAATTTAATTTTTACACATTTTATCATTTAAAACTTCCATTTTGAAATGAATTTAATGTTTAATATTATCTTTATCAAAAATTTCACGTTTGATATTAGCTGAACCATTATTCATTACTACATCTTCATCAGGAATATCATCAAAATTAACTGACATTGTGTTTACTAAATTTCCATTATCATCAATAACTTGTGAAATTGTTGAACCTGATTTTTCAGAGTTCTTGATATTATCTTGAATAGCTTTTTCTTTAGCTTCGCGAACACGAGCATCAAATTCTTTTTTAGCATTTTCTTCATTTGTATTTTTTTCATTCATTAATTCATTTAACTCTTTTTCCATATATTCAACACGACCAGTTTTATACGATTCAGGATCCCAAGGCATCCATAGACCAACAGGACCAACATATACATCATGATTAGGATCTGTTTCACGTAATAATTTACAATGCATTTCTGCTTCTTCTTGTGTATTATATGAACCTCTTACTTTAATACCTCTAACATTTGTTTGAAAGTTATGTTTTACATTAAAATCATTCTCTAACTTTTCTTCATTTTCATCCATAAAATTTTTATATTCATCTTCAATTGTTGTTTTTAATAAATTATCTTTTTCTTCATTTACAAAAGATTTCATATCTTCACTAATAGCATCAAAATCAAGATTATATTTAAATGAAATAAAATTCATAAATTGATGATATTTCTCCATTGATTTAAGAAAATCCCACTTCTTTAGGAACTCTTCAAATAAAAACATTTCCTTTTTTTTAATTATTTTATCAGGTGAAAGAAATGAAATACAACAAAATTTCTGTCCTGCTATTGGTTTATCCTCGTCAAGTAAATCAATATAACCAGCTTCTTTTGAAAAACTACTCATAATATATTTATTATATGTTGTATATTTAAGTTTATTTTTATCTTAATCTATAAAAAATATATTATATTAGTATATATTTTTTTTCTTATTAATTACTATATGATGGAAATGTTTGATTTCACTGAAATGATGAAACGCTCTATTAAATACTTAGTTGAAGGTTTAATGGTTGCTGTTGCTGCTTTTATTATACCAAAAAGATCTCTTATTGTTGAAGAAATTGTTCTTCTTGCTTTAACTGCTGCTGCTACATTCGCTATTTTAGATACTTATATCCCATCAATGGCTGTATCCGCACGTTCAGGTGCTGGTTTTGGTCTTGGTGCTAATCTTGTAGGTTTCCCGCGTTTAATGTAAATTAAGTAATAATAATTAATTAGTTAATGTGTTAATTAATTATTTACATAATTCTGTTAAAAATATATCCTGTTGTTTATTACAATTTAAATATATATTTACAATTTCAGCTGGTGTATATTTATATTTTTTTATTTTTTTTACTTGTATATTAGGAACATTTTTATTAAAAAACATTTTAAACATATTACAAACAATTTCAACATTTGCTTTTTTCATTTCCATTGTTATATCGATACGACCAGGTCTTACAAAAGCGCGGTCAAGTTTATTATAATGGTTTGTTGTTATTATCATTATACGACCACTCGTTTCTTTTACACCATCAATTAAATTTAATATATCATCAAGTGTTAATTTGTTATCATTTTTTGTAGTTGATAATGATTTTAACAACGATTTATTTTTATCATTCATATCACAATTGTTAATAATGTTTTTATCGATATCTTCATTTAATATATTAATTATGTTTTCTCTATTATTAAGCATTTCATTTGTTTCGTTATTATATTGTGTTTCAGTTCCAAATGATTTTCGTTGATATACTATATTAGTTGCACAGTCAATATCTTCAAGCAATATTATTTTATCTTTAAAGTCACATATTGTTTTATTTTGTTCAGTATACATCTTCTCATGAAAAAATGTATCTAATTGTTGTTTTGTTTTAATAAGTTTTAAAGATAATACAATAATATTACGGTTTGTATAATTAGCAAGTGCTTTAACAAATGATGTTTTACCTGTGCCAGGTGTTCCATATAAACAAATTCCCAAATTATAAGGTATTCCCATACGATTATACCAATTTTCATTATTAATAAAAAAATTGATCTGTTTTAAAATTTCATTTTTATTTTCAAAAAATAAATTATTAAAAGTTCGATTGCTTTGAAATATACAATCATTCCAACATTCAGAAATATTATTATTATATTCTATTTTTTCTAGTGTATAAATATATTTATTATAACTACGTTTCTCACGAACCGAGTCCAGATATTTTTTTTTTAATTTATTAACAAAATCATATAGTTGTTTCATTTTTAAACGATATGAATATAAACGTATTGTTATTTTTTCCATTTTTACTTGTTCTTTATCATCGCTATTCCTTTGCTCATTTTGTGATTCAACTGAACAATATATATCATTACTAATTAAAAATGATTTTGGATTATTAACAATAAACATTTCTTTAAAATATTTAATATTATTAATATTATCATCATTATACCATCCTGGTATACCATTAGTATTAACCATTTCACGTATATAATGAACTTTATTTGTATCAAATGTGTTATCTATTATGTATTTAAAAACTGCTTGGAAATTATCACTATATATACCACTACAACGTGCTGATTCAGAGAATTTAGATAAAAAATCCATTTGTTTTCCTTGTAAAACTATTTCATTATAAGAATCACAATATATATATGGTTTAATACAATTTAATATTTCTTCAAAATCAATATTAATACAATAAGATACTAATGTATAAAGTAAATATCCTATTGCAGTATCAAAAAAAACATTCCCTGATTTAAATATGGTTAAGATATTAAATTGTAAAATATCTAATAAATCACCTTTAAAAAACATAGATAAATATAATAATAATAATAATAATTTTATATTTAACTCATTTAAAATCAATATTTTAAATTTAATAATAAAATATTTTTATGAATTATTTTGCTATAATAAATTTATTTTTTTTAACAAATATCACAATATGGTCATATACTAATTTGCATATTGTAAATTTTCAATATATACATTTACATTGTTGTAATAAAGAATATTACAAGGAACAAAATAATAAAAATAATAAAAATAATAAAAATAATAAAAATAATAATAAAAAATTAAATTATAAAAATAAACAAAATAGTGACGCTGCTATGATACCATTAAAAAGTATACCCAAAAATAAAAAATGGCTTGAAGAAATACCAAATAACTATAATTCAAATATCAAAGACACACAATATTTACCACAATATATTTTAAGAAAAAATATCAGTTTGATTATATAATCATTTTAATTAAATATTTATATTGTTGGTATAAATTCCCACTCAAGTTCATTACATATTTTTTTCCATATATTATCCTGCTCTATTCTTTTTTCACGGTCTTTTAACATTGGAAAATATGGTAAAAATTGTTTTTGATCAAGTAATTCACATAATTTATAAACTGTATAATAATAATTTAAAAAATTTACACGGTCATCTGGACAAAATTTAGCATATGGACGTTGTATATCCATAAATAAATTACATAATGTGTCTTCTAATTCAGGATTCATAACAGGTGGTTTTATACCAATTATATCTTTAATAAATGGAATATGTTCATAGTATTTATTATAACCCAACTTTTTTAATATCTCTTTAGCTTTTGTATTATTTATTTGTTCTTTATTAATTCTTTCTTTTTTTATCTGATATTTAATGTCTTCTATTACTTTATCAGGTATTTGTGTAGTTTCTTTTGCTTGAAATTGAGCAAGTATTTCACGAAAATGATTAATTCTCTTATAAGCATAAAAACATACCTCTTTTGGTGGTTCTTTATAAGATGGTTTTTCATTTTCAATCAAAAAATGAATATATTTAGAACAGTTATTACATACAAGTAATCCATCTTCATCAACTGGTATAAGTTCACCCTTACCACACGATGAACATATATCTGTATTTTCACAATATTCATTTATCTCAATAAAAGACTCATCAACATTACATAAATATTTTTTCACAATATTATCCGTTTTTTCAAGATGTTCATTTTTATTATTTAAACCAAAAAAACTATTGAGTTTTTTACTCTTCCCTACATTAGATGTATTATTTGATATCTTTTTCTTATTCTCAAAATATTCAAAAATATGCTTCGAGTTATCAAGAAAATAATCATTTTTTTTACCTTTTAAATTTTTGATTTTTGTTTTAAATTCAATTATCTTATCCTTTATATCAAGACGTTCATCTATTTGATTATGTTTTAATTTTTTATATTCTTCCTTTAATGATTTTATTTTTTCTTCAAGTAATGGAATTGTTTCATTCTCAATAACATCAAAACTATCTAATAATTCATTATGTTTTGAATCTAAGGTAACTGTTTTATTTTGTTCTACCAAAATCTTTTTATTAGTTTTTGGTTTAAATGAAGGCATATTATATTTTATAATTAAAAATCTTTATACTTAAATAAAAAAAATACATTTAAAAAGTCAAATAATTTGATAATTTAATTATATGGATATAGAAAATATATTTATTGATAATGAAAATAAAAAAATAAATAAAAAACAATTACATAAATTAATATTTTTATACAATGCTTTAGAAAATGGATGGACTATTTTTAAAAGTAATGATAAATATGTATTCAGAAAAAAACATCATGATGATAAAGAAATTTTTCTTGATTCATATCTTACAAAATTTATAAATAATAATATTACAATAAATAATATTTTATTATAAATAATATTTTATTATAATTATTTATTCACTTTTAATACAATAATTATAAATATAACAATATTTGTTAGCATATATCATAAGGATTTTTATTATTCATTTTATACTAATTATAATTATATTAATTAAATATTGAAATTAATTAATGTTTTTTTTGTTTTTTCATAATTTTTTTTTCTTTAGTAATAGTATAATCATGGGTGGTGGTTTAATGCAACTCGTAGCTTATGGCGCACAAGATGTTTACCTTACTGGTAATCCTCAAATTACTTTCTGGAAAGTTACTTATCGTAGATACACTAACTTTTCAATGGAATCTATTGAACAAACTTTCAATGGTCAAGCCGATTTCGGTCGTCGTGTAACTTGTACTATTAGTAGAAATGGTGATCTTGCTTACAAAACTTATTTACAAGTAACTCTTCCTCAAATTGATCAAGATGTTGATAGCAGCAATGTTTTCGCACGTTGGTTAGATTTCCCAGGTCATCAACTTATTTCCCAAGTTGAACTTGAAATTGGTGGTCAACGTATTGATAAGCAATATGGTGACTGGATGCACATCTGGACACAACTTACATTAAGTGCTGAACAACAAAAAGGTTACTTCAAAATGGTTGGTAATACTACCCAACTTACTTATGTTACTGACCCATCATTCGCTGATGTTGATGGTCCATGTGGTGGTAGTAATGTTCCAGCACAAGTATGTGCTCCACGTAAAGCTCTTCCAGAAACTACTCTTTACGTCCCTCTTCAATTCTGGTTCTGTCGTAGCCCAGGTCTTGCTCTTCCATTAATTGCTTTACAATACCACGAAGTAAAAATCAACTTAGATCTTCGTCCAATTGATGAATGTTTATGGGCTGTAAAAAAACTTGATGAATCTGGTACAGATGCTGTTAAAGCCGCTGGTGCTTATAATCAATCACTTGTTGCCGCCTCTTTATATGTTGATTACGTATTCCTTGATACTGATGAACGTCGTAGAATGGCACAAAACCCACACGAATACTTAATTGAACAATTACAATTCACTGGTGATGAATCTGTTGGTTCTTCTTCCAACAAAATCAAATTAAACTTCAACCATCCTTGTAAAGAACTTGTATGGGTTGTTCAACCTGATGCCAATGTTGACTACTGTTCTTCCCTTGAAGCAGGAACTCTTCTTTACAAAGCAATGGGTGCTCAACCATTCAACTATACTGATGCTGTAGATGCCTTACCAAATGCTATTCACGCTTTCTCTGCTGATGCCGCTAGTGAAAACTTCATCGATGGTTCTGGTCTTTTTGCTGATGGTTCTGTTGTAGCAACCTCAGTTAGCAACAGCGCTACCAGCACAGTATCTGATGCTGCTTCATTTGTTCTTGCTGAAACTGCTCTTGACATGCATTGTTGGGGTCTTAACCCTGTAGTTGTAGCCAAATTACAACTTAATGGTCAAGATAGATTCTCTGAACGCGAAGGTACTTACTTCGACCAAGTTCAACCATATCAAGCACATACTCGTGCCCCAGATACCGGTGTTAATGTATACTCATTTGCTCTTCGTCCAGAAGAACATCAACCATCAGGAAGTTGTAACTTCTCCAGAATTGATAACGCTACTTTACAACTTGTTCTTTCCAATGCTACTGTATCTGGAACTAACACTGCTAAGGTCCGTGTTTATGCTACCAACTACAACGTATTACGTGTAATGAGTGGTATGGGTGGTTTAGCCTACTCAAATTAAGTTACAGACTTTAACTTATATTAATTAAAATTTAAAATATAATAATTAATTAAAATTTAAATAAAGTTGAACTGAACAATGGATAAAATAATTCAGTAAGTTATTTTATTCATAATATATATAATGAACAAAAGCAAGAATACAATAAAAACAAAAAAAAATATGAAAAAACATATGAAAAAAAATAAAAAAGGTAGTGGTGGACCAGAAAGTGGGAGAAAAACAGGAAAAAGAAAAGTAACTACAAGTAATTCAAGTAATAAAAAACCTCAAGATGCTTTTGAAAGATTGAATTCTATGATTAAACAAGCTGAAAAAAAAGAAGCAAGAGAACAATTTCAAAAATTACCTGAATGGCATAAGAAATATATTAATGATACTGAAAAATATACAGTATATGAAACGGGAAAAATGCCATATGACAGACGACTTACAGAAGATGTTCCAGAAGACAAAATTGGTAAAATAGATCCTATTTATAATATGTTAGATTCAGGAATACCTATTGAATCAATTAGAAACAAATATAAAATAGAAAATAATAACAAAATAAGACAAATGATTAAAAATACTGTTGAATCAAATTTTAAAAATAATGAATGGAAAGACAAAGAAAAATATAAAAAAATATTAATAGAACCATCTAAACAAATGAGTGATTATGATAAGGCTCATTATATGATACAACAACAAATTGTAAATAATAGTGGTGACCCAGATCTTACATTAGATAGTGTTAAAAGTGTTCGTAAAGATTTTATTAAACAATTTAACGAATTAAGTAATGATATTGACAATGAAGTTACACGTAAAGAATTAGCAAAAAATTATGATGAAAGTAGAAAAAAACTTCAAGAATCTATACAAAAATTAAAGGAAGAAAAAGAAAAAGAACATAGTGATAATTTAAATAAAGTAACCGAGTTAAGGAACACATCTAATTTAAGTAAGAAAAAACCAAAAAAATATAAATATAATGATTTAATAACGAATAATTTAAATTTAAAGTTAACAACAAAAGGTTTTTTAACAGCATATAATTCAAAAGCTGAAAATGATCAAGAATCAGCTGTTTTATATGTTGATACAAATAACGATAATGTTAAAGATATAATAAAGCAAATGGGAAATAAAAATAAAGACATTAGTATTGGTAAAAATAAATGGACCCCTTCAATAATTAACGGAAATACTATATATAAGAAAACCCAATAAATTTCGTAAAAAGTTAATATAAAAAATATAAAATAGATTTATGATATTTATATTTTTTTTAATAAATATTTTATTTTTTAATAATTGTTGTTTTTCTATTGAAAATGAATTAAAAAGAATAAAATTAACAACCAAGAATAGTATGGTTTTAAAAGGTGCTGTTGATGAAAATAGTATAAGTAGGTTAATACACGAAATTAATTTACTGAGTGAAAAATCAAATATTTATTTATATTTGGATACAAATGGTGGAAGTGTTGAAAGCGGTCATAAACTTATAACTGAAATATTAAATCATAATATATCTTGCATTGCTGAAAAAGCATATAGTATGGGTTTTGCAATATTACAATCTTGTAAACACCGATATTTACTTCGTCATGGTAAGTTGATGATTCATCAAGTTCAATTTGGATTAGGTGGTGAAATGGGAAAGGTTGAAAGTTATATTGATTTTATAAAACAAATGGAGCACGAAATGATGTATATGATGTCACAACGTATGGGTATGACACAAAAATTATTTAAGGAAAAGATGAAAGATGAATGGTGGTTATATAGTATATTTGCATTAAATTATAATGCTGTAGATGAGATTGTATCAGTTGAATGTAGTAAAGAATTAACAAAGCAGAATTTATCTATACCATTGGGTTCATATGATTATATATATAGTCGTTGTCCATTAGTAACTAAAGAAATAGCTAAGATAAAAAATAAGAATACATCAAGTAAACCATTTTATTTTGAATTTATATGAGTTAATTCTAAAATTGATTTTAGGTTACTAATTTATTATATTTACAAAAAGACAATAATATAAAAAATGTTAAAAGAAACTTTAAATACAATACTTACTAATTCTTTAAATAATCAATTACAAGAAAATGTTGCTGATATTTGTAATAAATTTCAATTGAATATTGAAAATGTATATTCAAGTTTAAATCGTGAAACACAATATTATTTTCAATATACTCGTGATGATTTAAAAGATAAATGTTTTAGTTTTATTGAAGATACTAATAATATTATTAGTATTTTGAATAATAAACCAGATTTTGGACCTTCAAGAAGAAAGCAAACAGGGAGAAAACCAAAAGTAACAAAAATGAGTGATATTGATAAAACAATACAACAGATGACAGTATTATGTGATAAGGTATTTCAAAAAGAGTTAATAAAGATAGGGAAAATGATTGATAATGAATTTGCTATGTCAACAGAATGTATTGAATTTGAAGGTTCACCATTAAATATTAATGATTATATTTTATATAAGTTAAATTTAAAAACAGAAAAAAAAGAAACAAAAAAAACAAAAGAAACAAAGGAAACAAAAGAAAAAAAAGAAACAAAAAAAACAAAAGAAACAAAAGAAAAAATAATAAGTGAAAAAGATGAATTAAAGAAAGAAAATCTTAAACAAGATATCGATATTGATTTTGAAAAAGTAAGTAGTGAACAAAATAATCAAATTGTAGATGCATTAATTCAGGCATCTAATGGTGAAAAGGTTGAAAATGTTGAAGAAATACAAAATAAATTAGAAGAGTTGAATAATGTTATTAAAAGTGATAAAAAAGGATTAGAAGAAGGAGAAATAATAGAAGAATATGAAGAACAAGAAATAGAAGTAGAACAGATTATAATTAATGGTAAAGATTATTATATTGATGATGATAATAAACTATACGATATTGAAACAAGTGATATAATAGGTATTTTAAATAAAGAATCAGGTGAAATAACAAAAATATAGATTTATTAACATTTAACATTTAACATTTAACATTTAACATTTAACATTTAACATTTAACATTTAACATTTAACATTTAAAAATATAAATTATTCTTTTCTTTTTATATTATATGACTGAAGAAACTTCTATAGTAAAACATATATTAAAATATGAAGATATATGGTGTAATACGTTTGGTATTTTTAATCCATATTTGGACCCATATAAAGTTCATTTTACAAGAAATTTACCAATGTATGATAGTCAAGCTTATAACAAATATCCTCGACATAATTTTGTATATGATAAATTATTTATAGCGAAAACACAGAATATACAATGTGGTGAATTAGAACATATTGGTAAAAGAAAAGATATTAAATATCCAATTTTTATAAAACCAAGATGGGGTCATAAAAGCGCATCAAGTAAGAATTGTTTTAAAATTAAGAAGTTTGATGATTTGCTTCCACATTTAGATATAGAAGATATGATATGGACAGAATTTATAGATGCTCGTGAAACAATGACTGATTTTCTTATGGTAAATGGTAAAATAATGTATCAAATGACAAGTGTTTATAGTGATAAACAAAATGGTTTTATTGATGATTGGAAATATATTAGTCCTAGAAATGAACCACCAGAACATATTGTAAAGTGGGTTGAAAAATATATGAAACAGTATACAGGTGTATGTAATGTTCAATATCGTGGTAATATAATAATTGAAGTTAGTTTACGTTTATCAAGAGGTGGTTGTTATATAAAATCAACAGATAATACAAAATTAATAAAACAAATTAATAATATTATAGATGATGGTCGTTGGGATTATACATATACAGATGATTTATTAGATTATAAACCATTTTATTCATTTAAATGTTATACAAGTCTTTTTATAGTATATTTATTACCTCAACACTTAATAGATATTATAATGAAAACATCTGGATCCAAAAGTTTTTATGAGTATTTTTTCGAACCAAGTGGTAAAACAGGTATGGTATTTTTTCAATTTTTACATAATGATTTTAAAAAAGGTATGCGGACTAAAATATTTATTGAAAGATTAATGAATTTTATGCAGATATTTTTTATTTTAACAGTATTTGTTATTATATTTATGATAATGTATTATCCAAAATTTAAATATCGCACTTATATTATTTATACAGTATTATTTTTATATTTATTACGTTTTATAAATCCACTTAGTACAAATTATAGTTTATATAAAGC